ACCTTTTCGGAGATGATCGGCAGTCCAAGCTTCTTCTTCAACCCGCCCGAGATCATGCCTCTGGCAGAATGTGCAGCCCAGCCGGTCACCTCAACGATTTCGCTGATGGATGCGCCCTGTGGCCTCTGAATGAGCGCGATGATCTCCGCCTGCTTGGTGCCAGCGCGGATAGCGATCGGCTTGGGCGTGACAGGATCAGTCAACACTTCGCCTGCATCCTTCGGCGCAGAGGCCAGCTCCAGTTTGGACTTGCGCAGATTGTTCATGGTGGTCGCCACCACCGGCTCTATCCCGATCGCGGCAAGGCCAGCTTCTGTCGCAATCAACGTGGTGCCGTGGCCATCGCCAGTTTCGCGCCAAAGCGGCTCGCCGCGCCGAAGGTTGGCCTCGACCTCCTCAAGCCAGCCGCGTGTGATCATCGCGGTCACCGCCTTTTGCGCGGCCGCCCCATGCAGGCCCTTGGGCAGCGGCATGGCTAGATTTTCAGGGCGCGTGGCCGCGCGGCTGAGGATGATGGTTTGGGTGTCGGTGAGTTTGGGCATCTGGGCCTCCTGTCGTCATGGGCATGTCGGAATTTTGGTCAGTCGGTCTCGACCATGGCGGCGGCGATGGCGAAGTGCTGCACCCACCCCGTCAGGTAGGGCAGCCCTGCGGGGATCCCGTCGCAGCGCTCGGTCTTGCGGCTGATACGCCAGTCCTGCCAGCGGCGGATCGCGGATGTGATCGCAGTCTCGGCGTCGATATTGCAGCCCATCATGTTGCCAACCACATCGTCGGCGAAGTGGCGACCCATGCGGCTGTCGAGGAAATCGCGGATGCCGATCATCTCGTCCTCGCTGTCGGCGCCGATGGCAGCAGCGATCAGGCGCGAGGCAAGCTTCCAGACCTCCGCGCTGCGGCGGTCGCGATGCGGGCAAACAGTCAGGGCTCGGAAGAACCCGTAATCCTCGTTGCGGCTGGGCAGAATGGGGTGCGTGGTCATGGCATTGGCTCCGCGATGAGTTGCATCGTTTTGGTACAATCACATTCGCTCTTTTGCGCCGATTGTCGTAGGTAATACTGAGCAATATCAGTGCTTTTTGATCTATCTGTGCCGCTCAGGTGGGTCGCGGTGGGGGTTGAAGATGTGCTCATGACGGTCTCCTTATTGCGGTGTTGGTGCAGGCTTGCGCGCGGGCTCAGATGAGCCCGTGCTGTTGCAGGAGGGGGACGACATCGGCCAGCTCGATCGTCAGGCAGTCGATCCCGATCCGACCCGCCATCTCGAAGACCTCAGCATTCAGGCTGATGTCGTTGAAATGGCCCTGCAGCGCGGGCACGGTCATGTCCTGAGTGAAGCGGCTGCGGTCGATGAAAATGCGTGTCGTATCGGAAGTGGTGGCGATGGCCATGTGCGTGTCCTTTCAGGAGTGGGGTGTGGGCGTGTGGGGATTCAAGCGGCGCGGCGTCCGGCCTCAAAAGCCTCCTCGAGCGCTGCGCGGATGGACCAGACGGCGACATCGTGGAAGTCGAGGCGGTCGCGGTTGCGGGTTTCCAGCGTCTCGACGGTGTGGAAATGCTTCGCTGCGATCTCCAGCAGCAGAGCTTCGCTGGGTGCTTTGGCGGGGGCTTTGGTCTTGGTGGTCATGGCGTCGTCTCCGGGGCTGAGTTGCATCGTTTTCCTGCACCCAGAGTCGCTCTATGTGGGAGTGTAATCAACTGAATAAGATCATTATTCTCATTTAGTTCCAATATGTTGAGGGTATTCACAGCGCCATGGAAGGACTGTCTGAACGCGCCTACGCCGCCCACTCCGGCCTCTCGCGCGGGGCCGTGCAAAAGGCGCGCAAGAACGGGCGGTTGGTGTTGTTCCCGGATGGGTCGATCAACGCTGCCGCCTCGGATGCGCGCCGCGGAGTGATGACCGATCCAGATCAGCAGATGCGCTCGCGAGGTGGGATGGGCGCTGGGGGTGATGGCGGCAGCGTCTCCGGCCCCGGCGACAGCACGTCGTATCTGAAGGCGCGTACGGCGCTGACGGTTTACCAGGCGCAAGAGCGCCAGCTGTCGATCCAAAAGAAGAAAGGCGTGCTGGTCGACCGCGCACGGGCAGAAACGCTGGTGTTTCGCCTTGCACGCCAGGAGCGCGACACATGGGTCACCTGGCCCACCCGCATGGCCGCCCTGATGGCGGCGCAATTATCCGCAGAGATGGAGAGGGTATCGGGCACCCCCGTGACGATCGAAACTGCGATCCTGCAAAGGGTGCTGGAAACCCATGTCCGAGAGCAGCTCGACGCCCTGGCAGACCTCAGGGTCTCGCTTGAATGAGGGATTTGACCTGTCCTGTAAAAGTGATATACGGCTAGGTAGCTAGCTAGATGATTGGAAATAGCAATGTGGACCCTCCAAGACGCAAAAAACAGATTCAGCGCAGTTGTGGATGCGGCCATCGCTGGAGACCCCCAAGAGGTCACACGTCGCGGGAAGCCTGCCGTTGTTGTTCTATCCGCAACTGAGTATGCGCGACTGGTTGCCCAGGCAAAACAAGCTCGTGGGTCTTTTATTGATCACCTTATGGCCTTTCCAAACGAGGATGTGGAGCGTTCTGAAGTCGTCGCCCGCCCTGTAGATTTTTGATGTTTATCTTGGACACAAATGTACTGTCAGCAGTGCGCCGCCCTGAGCGTGCACCCAAGGTAAACAAATGGTTGCGGGCCCAGGTTGAAGATGCCCTCTTTTTAAGTGTCATAACCTTGGGAGAGATTGAGCGTGGCATTCACTTGCAGCAAAATCGCAATCCAGCATTTGCTTCGGACCTGCGCGATTGGTTGGATAGCACGACTCTGCTTTTTGCGGACAGAATAATCCCCTTTGGGGCGCAGGATGCCCGCATTTGGGGCAAGCTATCAGCCAAACTTGGCAACAACGGTGCTGACATGCAGATCGCAGCGACGGCATTGGCCCATAACGCTATTGTGGTGACGGGAAACGCATCAGACTTTGAGCAAACCGGTGTGGAAATCATAAACCCATTTTGACGCACTCCTCTATGTCTTGGACACCTCCACCGGAGCAAGAAAGAGCCCGGCGAAATGCAGGACGTACAATCTGAAGGCTTTGATCTTGGCTTCGAGGGTGCCGAGGACATCCTGCGGACCTGGCGGCGCGGGATGCGGCCCGATCCGGATCTGACGGTGTCGCAATGGGCCGATAAACACCGCAAGCTGTCGTCGCGTGCAGCCGCTGAGCCAGGTCAATACCGGACAGCCCGGACGCCCTATCTGCGCGCGATCATGGATGCACTGTCGCCTGGCCATCCAGCGCAACGGATCAGCTTCATGAAGGCAGCCCAAGTTGGCGCGACGGAGGCGGGTAATAACTGGATCGGCTTTGTTATCCACCACGCCCCCGGGCCGATGCTCGCCGTGTTGCCCACGGTAGAGATGGCGAAGCGGACCTCACGCGGGCGGATCGATCCGCTGATTGAAGAAAGCCCGGCGCTAAAGGAGCGCGTCAGTCCAGCCCGCTCGCGCGATGCGGGCAATGACCGGGGCGAATTCGGCGACGGGCCTTCGCTCAATGCCCGCGCGCTATGTGTTCCTCGACGAGGTCGACGCCTATCCGGCCTCGGCCGACGAGGAAGGCGATCCTGTCAGTCTGGCAGAGGCGCGTACCACGACTTTCGCGCACAGGCGCAAGGTGTTCATGGTCTCGACGCCCACGATCCGGGGGCTGAGCCGGATCGAGCGTGAGTTCGAGGCATCGGACCAGCGGCGTTACTTCGTGCCCTGTCCCCATTGCAGCTATATGCAATGGCTGCAATTCGAACGGCTGCGCTGGGACAAAGGGCAGCCTGACACCGCAGCCTACCACTGCGCAGGGTGTGAGAAACCCATCGCAGAGCACCACAAAACAGACATGCTGGCACAGGGCAAATGGCGCGCAACCGCTGTCAGTACCGATCCGAACGCGATCGGCTTCCACATATCAGCGTTGTATTCGCCGATCGGCTGGAAGAGCTGGGAACAGGTCGCGCGGGAGTGGCTGGCAGCGCAAGGCTCTGACGAGATGCTGCGCGCGGCGCGCAACACCCTGCTGGGCGAAACCTGGATGGAGAGCGGCGAGGCCCCGGAGTGGCAACGTCTGGCGGATCGCCGCGTGTCTTTCCCGGCACAAATCCCTGCACGCGGCCTGTTCCTGACCGCTGGGGCGGACGTGCAGAAGGATCGGATCGAGGTCGGTGTCTGGGCCTGGGGCCGTGGGCTGGAAAGCTGGCTGGTGGATCACATCGTCATTCCGGGCGGACCGGATGATCCGGCCTGCTGGGATCAGCTGACGGCGCTCCTTGGCCAGACATGGGTGCATGAACATGGCGCGGTCATGCCCCCGGCGAAGTTGGCCATCGACACAGGGTATGAGACGGCGGCCGTTTACGCTTGGTCTCGCAAGCAAGGGATCGCGCAGGTCGCACCCGTGAAGGGGCTCGAGGGGTTCAATCGGGCTACGCCCGTGTCAGGGCCAACCTTTGTTGATGCGACCGTGAACGGACGAAAGCTCAAGCGCGGGGCACGGCTTTGGACGGTAGCCACAGCGACCTTCAAGGCGGAGACCTACCGCTATCTGCGGCTGGAGCGGCCGAGCGATGAAGACCGCGCCAGTTGCGTCTCAAATCCAGCGGGCACGATCCACCTGCCGGACTGGGCAGACAGCGAATGGCTAAAGCAACTCGTCGCCGAGCAATTGGTTACGATCCGCAACAAGCGGGGCTACGCGCGTCAGGAATGGCAAAAGATGCGCGAACGCAACGAGGCGCTGGATACCCGTGTCTATGCACGCGCCGCCGCCTGGATCCTTGGCGCCGACCGCTTTGATGAGCGCATGTGGCGGCAGCTCGAGAAACAGGCCGGGGTCGAGACCGTGGCTGTCGCACCGAACGGCGAACCCGAGAAACCAAACAGCCCGCAAGCCGGGCAAGTGACAG